AGGTTTTAAAAGTTTTCAAATGAGTTAATATTTTTTTTTTTTTATTATTTGATATAATGGGGAAATTAAAAAAAGAAAATACAATAAATAAAGGTTTTACTTATATGGAACAATTTATAAAAGATTATATGGGTGGTTTTATTGGTTTTTTTTTAATTATGAGTAGTATTATTGCTTCTCACGTAAGAAGTATGTTTAAAGAAACTTTAAAAAGAATAAAAGATGTAGAAACAAATACTAAAAAAATAACAGAAATTGAAATAATTTTGAAAGAAATAAAAGAAAAAAATGATAAAGAAGAATTGAAAAAAGAATTGAGAAAAGAATTAAATAAAGAACATAAAGGTCTGGAATAATGTTAAAAAGTTATGAATATACTAAAAATAATATAGAATTAAGAATTGTAAGTAGTCAAAATATGGCAGATTATAAACAAATGCAAGCAGATAATCTTGATGAAATGTTAAATGGAAAACATCCATTCCCACAAGGAACACGAGAAATATTCCTTTTAAAATTAGATATATGGTATAGATTCCTTTTAATGGTGGAAAAATACTTAATTAAAGAACATACTCCAACCCTGACAAATAAACAACTTATTCATATTTTAGACTTGGCAGAAGTTGCTTTTAATAAATATAATACAACTATAAAAGATAATCCAAATGAATTTAATCACAAGATTTTCCCATTATGGACCAAAATACATACACCACTTTTTGAATGTTTTATAAATTATATTAAAATGCAAGTAAATAAAAAGACTTTTTATGCATTAGATAATATAGGTAAAAAACTAATAAAGATTTTAAGGGGAACATTATTTGAATTATTTGAAATAGATAATCTGGAAAAAGGAAAAAAACCTTTTTTAGTTTTTGGAAATATTGAATATGATTTATTAAAAGCAAAATCTTTAAATTTAATTAAGTTTAGATTACAAGAATATAAACTTAAATACAATATTGAAGAAATATATATTAAAAATTTTTGCGATGAAACAGTTCCACAATCTGTTCTAAAAGATTTAGAAAATATTATTAAAATAGATTTTTATACTTCTTTTTCTGGTAAAATTATTTAAAATAAAAAAAATGATATAATGACTAAAAGGAAGAGATTTGGCTGATACTACTGATTACACTGAAGTTGAATTGCATATGTATAAAATGGGTTTAACTATTCAAAAAAATATGTTCGAATCTGATATTATGCTAAAATTAGACCACGTAGAAGTTTTAAATCAACAAATACAAAAATTAAAAACAAATATCTGTAAAATTGATGAAGAACTTGGTTTAGAATGTGAAGATTATACTTCTACTGAATCAGGTGATACAAAGATTTTATAATATAAATATAAAGGACAAAATATGGCTTTAAGTTTAGAACAAATAAAATTATTATTTCCAGATGGTATAAGAGTTCATCAAAACGACAATTTGGAAGATACAGGGCAAATAATTTATAATTGGAACTCTGTAGGAAATCAACAATTTGCTGATAACATCCCTCACTTATTTCACTTTGGGCTGATGATGTATAATGAAGTAGGTTCAGAATATTTTATGGTTGATTGGAATGATGATTGGTATAAAGCACCTGCACAATGGAACAATTACAAGTCTTTTGATAATAACTATACTTCTACTGTTGAAGATTATATTATTAAATATGGAGATGTATTTAATGTAATTGAAGAAGACAAAATCATATTGACGGCTCCAGAAACGTCAGAAAACACTTCTGCTGAAAATACAAACATACAAGGAACAAACATGACAAACGAACAAAACGCACAAGAATTATTAGACCAATTATTAGAAGCATTTAGATTAGTTGGAGCACATACAGGTGTTGAAATTGAATCAAAAGTGCAGGCAGTTCTTGAATCTCACGATTTAGATGTAGATGCAATAAACGCTACTTTAGCATTAATTGACACTGAATTAAAGAAAGATGACCAATCTGAAGTTACAATCCTTAACTCTATTGCTACAAATTTAAGTGAAATTAATGCACTTAAATTAAGAGCTGGTGTTATTGAAACTGCTGCTACTACATTAGAAGCAAAAGTAGATTTAAATAAAGCAAACCAAGACACTAAAAATGGTTTATTAGATTCTGAAGATGTAAGACTTAATGGAGACATTCAAGCAGAAATTAGAGTAAGAAGAGAAGAAATTACAAGAGTTGAAGGTATAGTTTCTGGAAACAAAACTGCAATCGAATCAACTGTTTCAGATTTAAGTGGAGTTGTTTCAGGAAACAAGGCTGCTCAAGATTTAGTAAATAGTGCTCAAACTGTTAAAAATGGTGAATTAGACCAAAAGAACATTGATCAAGATTTAGTTATTACTAATAACAAGACTGCAACTGATGCTGCAATTCTTGCTGAAGTAAATGAAAGAAAATCAGAAGTTTCAAGAGTTGAAGGTATAGTTTCTGGAAACAAAACTGCAATCGAATCAACTGTTAGTTCTTTAACTGATACTGTTGCTGCTAATAAACTTGCTTCTGATACTAAAAACACTGCACTTGATGCAAAGAATTTAGAACAAGATGGTAAAATTGCTAGTAACTTATCTGCAATAGAAGGAAACCAAGCAGAAATAATTAACATTAAATCATCTCTTTCTTCTAGCACTGGGACTTTACAAGATAATTTAGACGCTGAAGTATTAAGAGCTACTGGTGAAGAGGGTAGAATTGAAACTAAATTTGACGCTGTTCAAGTTAGAATGGATGCATACTCTGCTAAATTAGGTGAATTTACTGCTGCATCTGCACTGGCTGCATTTCAAAATGGTATGACACCTCCGGAAGTATAATAGTTAATTAATTTTAATTATTTTCTTTAAAAAAGGAAGGTGGGGTAACCTATCTTCCTTTTTTTTTATTTTTTTATTTTTATTTTTTGATATAATAAACTCTAAAATAAAAAAAAGGGCTCTTTTGAAGTTACTATATAAATTAGATGTTATTGTTAAAAACGATTCTACAAAAACACTCGATGAAGTGTTGGAAACTGCTTTAATATGGGCTAATGAAAGAACTCTTGCTGCACTTAATCAGAGATATTATTATGTTGATGTTTTTGATACAAGAACTAAAAAATATTATAAAGTTTTTTCAGATGAGGCTGCAATAGATAGAGGAATTTCTGGTGATTTACAAAAAATGGAAATATTCTCTGGAGATATAGATGCAACTGTTTATAATTCTTCTTTTAATTTAACAGAAGAACAAAATACAAAATTAATGTCCCTCAAAAATACTAAACAAGCAGTTTTCGATAATTCTTTCGTTGAAGATTTTGAAGATAGATTTGACGATATAAATAAAGAAATAAAAAAAGTTAAAACTACCACTGATAAAGTTGAAACTAATATGCTTTTAAAAAATGATAAAAGATTAAATAACCTTAACAATATAGATAAAAAAATATCTGATATTAAAACACTTAAATTAAAACAAGTTGAAGAATTGTTAATAGAATTTAAAGTTGAACCAACTGATATAGAAAAAATTATTATTAACAATAAAGAAGAAGTTGATCTATCTATAATTGAATATGAATTAAAAGAACTAAATAAAAAAGAAATAGATTTATCTGGAATAAATAAACAATTAACTCTTATAGAAATTGATACTAAAACAAGATTAGAAAATATTAAAAGTGATATTTCTAAAAAAGTAGAACCAAGTGATTTACTACCTGAAACTGATTTAAAACCAATAGAAAATGAATTAAGTAAGATAACAAAAGATTTAGAATTAATTAATAATAATCTTCAAAATAATACAGATATAAATGAAAATAGATTTGATGAAATACTTAATTTCTTAAATGATAATAATATATCTATTGAAGAAATATGGAATTACAATAATAGAAAATTAACATCTTCTTTTTCTGAAGAAAAATTAACAGATGAAGAATTGTTTAAAACATTACCAAAAAGGATTAAATAAATATGGAAATAAGTGAATTACAACGAATAGAAAAAATGAAAGATAGATATAATTGTTATAGTGATAATTATAAAGATTTAGTAGAAAATAAATTAGGTTTAATATATACCAGTTTTCAAAAATTAGGGTTAGATGTGCAATTACATCACTCCACTAATCTATATAAAATGATTATTAATAATATAAGTAAAGTTTATGATTATGGTATTTCAAGACAATTTAAAAATGAAAATTTTAATGACATATATGAAGAATTAGAAGTAGATAAAACTATGAATCAAGTTAATAAATACTTAAATGCGTTTAATGATGTTATATTACAAGTAGGTTGGGATGATGAAGAAGAAGAATTAAAACTTATTATAAGATTACCTCATAAAACAAAAATTGAATGGGTAGATAGAAAAGTATTCTCTGTTTCTTATTTTGTTGAATATGATACAGAAACTAAACAAGAAAAATGGGCTTATTGGTCTAAAACAGAACATTATTACATAACAAAAGACCCTACAAAAAAAGAAGATGGAAAAGAACCTATTGCAGGGAATGAAGAAATGGTTAATCCTTATGGTTTCCTTCCTTTTGTTTTTTTTAATAATGGTTATAGAGATGAAAGTTTTTGGGACATGTATAAAGGTGATGACTTATTTAATAGCACCATAGATATTTCTATACACTTAACTTTTTTAAATCACATTATAAAATCACAAAGTTTCAAACAACTTGTCGGCTCTGGTTCTAATCTATCTGAACTAAATGGCTCTGTTTTGGATCCTTTAACTGTTTTAACATTAGAGGGACAAGATACAGAAATAAGTGTTTTAGATTTACAAGCAAATTACGACCAATTATGGAAAGTTTTACAAGAACAAGCAAATAGTTTGGCAACTTCTTATAATATTAGTCCTTCATCTTTTAGAATGACAGGTCAAGTTTCAAGTGGATTCGCATTACAGATGGAAAACCATAAACTGGACACTTTTATAAAGTCGCAGCAAGTAGATTTTACAAAATATGAAAAAAAATTATTTAAAATTATATGTAAAATGATAGGTGTTCATACTAAAACAGAAATAGAGAACAATTTTCAAATTGACTTTGTTAAGCCTTTCTATCCAATTTCTGAAATAGAACAAATGGATTTAGACTTAAAAGGAACACATTTAGGAACTTCTTCTCCTGTAGATATTTTAAAGGAAAAACTAAATATAACAGAAGAGGAAGCACTATCAAAATACAGAGATAATATAAAGTATAGAAATGAAAGTTTTAATAAGTTAAATGAAGAAATAGTTGATATAGATTTTGATATATAGGAATTTTAAATGATTGTTGATGTAGTTAATGAATTTATTAATACTTTTGAAAAAGATTTAGAAAAAGTATTAATAGAAATTAATACTCTTGCTGGTATTAAATTAGTTAAAATATCTGAAAGAGATATATTGAAATATGAAAATATATGGCAAGAAATATTAATTGATGCAGGTTATATTAATTTAATTTCTGATAATGTAAAAAATTTTAATGTTATTCACCCTCTTATAAATGAAGAATTGAAAAAAAATAAATTATTCCAAAAAATGGAAGAAAAACATTTATTAGAAGTTAAATATGTTAAAGAAATGTATATTAAAGATTTAAGAAAAATTGGAATGGATGCAGGAACTACAATTAAAAAAAATCTTTATAAATTATATCTTGCTGGAACACCAGAATATGAATTAGTTAATGCTGTTAGAAAAGAACTTGAGGGAACTAAATGGGGTGGTTATAGTAAAACATATATGAATACTGCTATAAATGATTATACAACACTTGTTTTTGAAAAAAAAATTGAAGGTTTAACAAAAGATATAAGATGGGTTTATGAAGGAATACAAGATAACAAAACAAGAAGTTTTTGTAATAGTATTTTGAATAAAAATATTTCTTATACTACTTCTGAAAAAGATAATATTAAAAATGATTACAGAAGAAGGTATAATTGTAGGCATTATTTTGTTCCTGTTAAAACTTCAATGTTAAAGGATTTAGGTTTTGAAGATAACATACATTAAAAAGTTTAAAACACAAGTAAAAGAAGAAATATTATATAAAAGAATTAAAAATGGTATGGACTCAACTGCACCATCTTTATTATTATTATTTACTAATAGAATTAAAAGTGGTGTAGATGCTGCTGGGGGAAGATTTAAAGAATTATCTAAACCTTATAAAAAAAGAAAAGAAAAAATGGGAAAACATAATATGTTTGAATTTAGTGGTAAATTAATTAAAAATATAACTTATTCAAAAGCAATAATAAATAGAAGTAGGAAAACAATAACACTTAACTTTTTTATAAGAAAAAACCAATTAAAAAAAGCAGGCTGGGTTAGTGAAATTAGAAATTTCTTTGAATTTAGTAGGGCTGAAATAAGTAAGTTCTGGAGCAATATATAATAAATAATTTTTTTTCTTTTTATTTTTGATATAATAAGGAACTTTACTTTAAAAGGATTAAAAAAATGGAAAACGAAAATAAACAAACTGGAACAGAAACAGATAAAAAAACTGGTGGAACTGATACTCAAACAGTTAATAAAAATGAGGTTGTTATTACACAAGAAAAATTAGATTCAATTATTTCTCAAGCATTCGCAAAAGGTGCTAAGAAAGGTGCTGAAAACAACAATTCTGGTGTTGATATGGAAATTGTTAATAGTTTAAAAGGTAATGTTGAAACACTACAAAATGAATTATTACAATCACGTAAAGAGGCGTCTCTTCAGGAAAAAATTAATGTTTTTGAAGTAGAAGACCAAGAGGTTTTTAAATTATTAGTAGAGTCAAATGAAAAAAGTGAAGACTTTGACATTGACACATTTACTAAAAACTTAAGAGAAACTCGACCTTCTATATTTAAGCAAGAACAAAAAAAAGAAGAGCCAAAATATTATAAAACTGATAGTTCTAATAATAAACAAGAAGTTTCTTTTAGTGAGAAATTAAAAGGTTTAAGTTTAAGAGAACTTGAAGAATTATCTAAAAAAACAAATTAATAATTTAAGGATTTTAAAATGGCAATAACAAAAAGCACAACTTTATCTGATTCACAGGTAGAAATATTTGACGCAGCAGTAATCGTAAGTGGTCAAGAGATGGACATAATTGACGCATTTGTTGATTATGGTAGAGAAGTTCCAGGTGTTGGAATTGAATTTACAATTTATTCTAAATTAGGTGTTAATACTACTCCTTTAACTGATGGAACAGATGTTGATTCAGTTTTATTAGAAGATAACAAAGTAACTATTACTCCAAAAGAATATGGTAATGCAGTAACTACTACTAAACTTGCTAATATTCATACAGCAGGTAAAGCTGACCTTGCAGCAGCAAAATTAGTTGGTTTAAATAAAACTATGACAAAAGAAACTTTAGGTCTTGGTGCATTAGAGTCTGCAACTAATACAGTTCCAGCAGCAACTCCAGGAACATTAGACAATTTAGATTTAAGAGCTATTAGAACTAACTTAAGAAATGCTGGTATTGCTTCTTTTGGTGGAAGATACATTGCTTTAATGAACCCAAATCAAGTTGCAGATATTGCAGATGATATAATCGCTATTGCAAAATATACTTCTTATGAAGCAGCAACAAATGGTGTTTATGGTCAATTAGAAGGTTTCACTATTATAGAACACCCAGGTGTTACTGATGGAACTGTTATTTGTTTTGGTGAAGGTTCATTTGGTAAAGGTCAATCTGTTGCTCCAGATACTACTATTGTTGATGGTGGAGACAAACTTGGACGAACAAGACACTATGGTTGGTATGGTGTTTATGAATATGGTATTATAGATTCAAATGCTATTTACTGTATAACTGGTGCTTAATAAATAAGTAAAATAAAAAATAAAAAAAGGAAAAATTATGGGAAGACCAAAGAAAAAAAACGAAGAAGTAGAAGTTGTTGAAAATGAATTAGAAGAAGTTGTTGAAAATGAATTAGTAGAAGTTGTTATGAGTTTTACTGGTTCTATTCAAATATCAGGTGTTAAATATGAATTTAATATTGGAAAACCTTTTGAAGTATCTCCAGAATTAGAAATATATTTTTTAAATGAAGATAAAAGAAGAAAAGAAGTAAGAATAAAACTTGCTGAAGATAAACAAAAAGTTATTGACGGACAAGGGTAATATATGGCACTTTTAACTTTAACTAATGCAGAGGTAATTTTAGGTTATCCTGTTCTTGCTGATTTTATAAGTAAATGCTCCACTGGAACTATTAATAGTTGTGAAGTAAAAAAACTTAAAGGATTAGATGAAGAAGAAGTTGAAGGTGCTTATATTGTTTTTTTAAGTGGAGATAATTCTGGTTTAGATAGAATTGTAAATAATTATTTTTCTAATGATGTTGGAAACTTTGAGTTTAATGATGTTGATGTTGTTCTTGATAATACAAGCGTTGTAGGTCTTGTTTTAAGGTCTTTCCTACCTGGTGTTGAAAGAGCAGAAACTTTATTAATTAAAGACTTAAAAAATAAAGGTGCTGATATTAATAATTTTTTAGATTTGGAAGAATTAAAAGAATTACATTTATTAAGAACTTTAATGAATATTTGTTTTAATTATAGAAAAGATACAAATGAAGATGATATATACCATGCTTCTTATTTAGATTTCAAAGAACAATATGAGCTTGAATTGTCAAGACTTATTGCTGATTATGATATAAATGAAAATGGTATTTTAGATATTGGTGAAAATGATATGAAAATAAGTCAAATTGTTTTAGGTAAGTAAGATGGATTATAACGATATATTAGGTGTTTTTAAAGAAAATGGTTTTAAATTAAGTAAATCAGAAACTTTAAGAAATAAAGAATATAAAGAAGAAGAAAGAAATATTTATATAAATGAAGAATTATCTGTTTTTAATAATTTTTGTTTTGGTGAGTCTTATACTTTTATCCTTTTGGTTGATAAAAACTTTTTTAATAATGATATAGTTAAAACACTTATGTCAGGTTTAAAAAATATTGGTGCTTCACAAGTTGAAGCGAATATACAAAATGAAGAGAATGAATTTATCATTTCTCTTAATATAATAATATAAAGGATTATATATGTCATGCACGGCTATAAAAGGTTCTACAGGAACTGTTAAAATAGGAACGACTCCTTTTACAATGGGGAATGCTCGAAATTGGTCTTTATCTTTATCTATGGATACTGTTGATGCAAGTTGTTTCGCAAGTGGTGGTTGGAAAAAATCAATGACTACTTCAAAAGGTGGTTCAGGTTCGATTGTTTGTATTTTTGATGCAGATGGTGAGTCAGAAAGTGAAATTATAAGTAAAATGGTAGCAGGTGAGGTTGTTCAAGTTGAATTAGGTTATGGAGATGGATTAAGTGCATTAGATACTTATTCATTTGAAGCTCTTATTACTTCTATGGATTTTTCTGCTGATGTTGCTGGAATTATAGAAACAACTTTTAATTATGAAACTTTTGGTGAAGTAGTTATAGGCTAATCTATTAAAAGATTAAATAAATATTAAGGGTGGTTTTTTTCCACCTTTAATTAATATCTCCTCATCCATATTATTTTTTTATTTATTTTTTTTGATATAATAAACAAAAAAAGGTTTTTAAATGGGTGATTCACTTTTACTTGCAGAACTTGTTAAATCATTAGACAATTTACAAAAATTAGAATTTAACTTTATGGGAAAAGACTTTACTTGGTATTATAAGTATTTAAGTTTATTAGAAAAAACAAGAATAGAACAATTTTGTATTCAACCTTTAACAACTATTGATGAAGATGGTAAAAAAACTGTCAAACACGAAAGAAATAAAGACCTTTACGATGTCCATCTTATAATTGAAAAAGCATTAAATGAAGATGGTAAAAAAATCTTTTCACATACAAATCCAAATGACATAAGAACAATTCAAAAATTCCCTTATGAACTAGCAAAAGTAATCGCAGACACTTTAAATCCAGATATTTTTGGAACTATGGAACAAAAAGAAGATGAAGATGAGGATGAATAATGGCTAATAATAATGAAAAAATAACTTTTAGGGCTGATGTAAAACAAGCAGTCGCTGGTATTAAAAAAATTGAAAAAGGTTTAAATAATGTTTCTAATTCTGCTGGTAAAGCAGGAACAGCAGGAAAAGCAGCAAATAATACTATTGAAAGTGGTAGTTATAAGGCTTCAAAAGGGGTTCAAAATCATGCTGGTTCTTGGTTAAGTCTTGCAGGAAAAATTGGTGCTACTGTTTATATTGTTAAGTCTTATTTATCTGCATTAACAAAAGTTGATTCTCTTAAAACAAGAATGAATGTTATTACAGAAAGTGCAGAAGAAAGTAGAGAAACTTGGGAAATGTTAAGAAATACAGCAAATAAAGTTGGTGTTTCTTTTGAGTCTATGTTAGATGGTTATACTAAATTCACTGCTGCTACAAAAGGTGGAAATTTAAGTTTATCAGAAACTAATGATATTTTTATTAAATTCACCAATGCTTCTGCTGCATTAAAATTAAGTGCTGATGGAACACAGAGGGTTTTTAGAGCTCTGGAACAAATGATTTCTAAAGGTAATGTT